TCTAATTCCTTTTCAACCGGCGGGTAATATTTAGTCTGATACAATTCAATTTGAAAGTTTTCGATATCTAAATAATTAATATTATCCGCTATCAAATCATCATTGCCTGTACTCAAAATAGTAATAAATGGAGGAATCTGTGGCTTATTAAAAGTGTCATAAGTTACTGGATAGCCAAGTGTCTGCAATAATGTTACTACCTCTGCATAAGTCAATTAACCACCCCTTTCTATAATCTTTTCGATATTTCTTTCCATTTTAGGCACATATTTTTCATAAGCCGGGATAATATGGCCGCCTTTTGGGCTAGGTGGAACTCTACCTTCTCCACCAGCCTTGGCATGTCCAAACTCTAAAAGATGTGTCAGTGACGGCTTATCTTTGTTGTAGATGGTCACAACAGTTTCCCCATCGCGTTTGCTGGTTTTTCTACTCCAGCCATCTCGGTAATCTCCAGAGTCAACAGGTGAATTATCTTTGATTTCTCTTTTCATTTTTGTGGCGGTGGAACTTACCTCTTTGTCAATAGCTTTGCTAACTTCTTCAGTATAATCTTTGACAGCTTCAGTTAGCTCAACTGCTATATCTTCAGCTTTAATTATTTTAGACATCGCCATTCACCTTCTCGCAGGTCAAAATAGTTTTAGCTCCCATTGATTGAGCTTGAATCACATTGTAAATATCACCATCTGGAGTTACTGGATATTTAATTTCTTTTTCTCCGCCATATTCTATTGACCTAATTTCAAACTTAAGCTCTGGCCTCAATCCCTGACTGGCTGCATTATAATATTCAGATGATCCGATTGAATTTTCATTTGCAAAAACTTTTCTTTCAGTACGCTCTTCAACTTCATTCAAATATTCATCTTGAGTAACAGTTGTAGAAATAAGGTATATAGTTTTGTTATATCGCATTTATTCCACCACCGTATTATACTCTGATAGCAGCGCCATTTTATTTTTTAGGTTTTCATATACTTCCAGAAACCTTTCAGCTTCTTCATTGTCATACCCAAAATGGCCTTTTGCATAAAGGATAATCGCGTGCTTAGTTAAAGCATCATTTTCATCAACATTGACAATTCCAGCAGTATTAAGATCAAGTTTGCATGATTCGATTAATCCAGTTACTTCTGCATTATAATCATCATTTGTAATTCTTAATGAAGTCTTAACATTGTCTAATAAGGCCATTTAATCACCTAATTTCTTTTCAGCTGCTATAGCTTCATCTTTACCTTGCACTTTTGAGTTGTCGCTTAACTCATACCAGCCGCCACCAGTATGCTTGGGAAAACTTTCAATTTCTAATTTTTTCAAAAACCCTTTATCTTGTAGTTCTTTTATTCTTTCTGGATTGTCAGATTCGTATTTGCTGCCTTTTTCGTATCCTTCGCGAGTATTTTTATCGATGAAAGGTTTTTTTACAGTTATTTTCAATTTCACCACCTCATTTAAAAAGGGCTAGCATTATAGCCAGCCCCATAAATTATTTAATTAAGCTACAGTTCCTTTTTGAACAATAATAACCCCATTAGGATCAAGAATCTTTCCATCAGCAACTAATAGTGCTTTGTCTACTTTTTCATTATTATCATGATCAGTCCAGCGATACATTGTCATCTGCATGTTTGAGTTAATTGCATAATCTGATAGTTTACAGAACACAGCAATTACATCACCAGCAGTAGCAGAATCAAAAGGAGCTACGACATCATCTTCAACTAAAATAACTTCCCTTCCCCCAAATCTTTCTTGAGGCCCATTTGCGATTCCATAATTAACTCTTCCAATTGGTTGGCCATTAGTGTCTGTCATACCGTCGACATAACCCTCAAATGTTCCTGCGGCCATAATGAATGAACCGCCCGCTCTATAGGCAAGAGGAATCTTTGCAAATATTTTCTTTTTCCATGTACTCCATTCAACAATTTCGTTTTCATTGAGTTCTAATTTATTTTCAACGGGTACTCTAGTATCTTTAGTAATTCCTAAAGGAGCACCGGAACCAGAACCACTAATAATTGCTTTATCCATAGCTTTAACCATGGCTTCAACAATTAGTTCAGTAAGTGTATTTTCAAAAATACTTAAAGTTGTTACATCAGCAAGCAAAGATACTGAAATTCGGCACTCCAGGCCAAAGTAAGTAAATGTAATTTTGTCACTCATGTCTAATTTTTGTCTATCAGAAGTAGTTGTTTCGTCTATCCAGGTAGCTGTAGGTTTTAGTGAATTAACTGGAACCTGCACTCCACCTTTAATGTTAGTTTTTCTAACACGGCTGAATATCTGGCCGTATTCTTCCATTTTGTCGATAACTTCTTCCATGATAGTGGTTGGAATCACAGCGCCAGCATCAGTAGTAGTAGTTGCTTCATCTACATTTTGAAATTTTTCGGGAATCTCATCAATTTTTCCAGTCTTAGCGAAATTCATAAAAGCTTTTCTGTACTCAACAGAAGCAAATTTATCTTCGTTTTTCAAATCTTCATCTCCTTTGTTATTAATCTCATCGTCAACAATGAAATTATTTTTCTTAGGCTCTTTATCTTTCAAAGCGTTCATATTAGCCTGAGCCTTAGCGACTTTTTCAAACTTTTCGTCAAGCTCTTTAATTTCATTTTCTTTCGCCTCATAACCTTCGACATCATCATTATTTAGCATTTCTTCTGCCTCAGCTAACAAATTATTTCTTTTTTCAATATAAACTTTTTTAGTTAACATTAAACATCACTTCCTTTTAGTTTTAGTAATTTTAGTCTTGCTTCATAGACATTTTTATTATCATCATTTTTCGGCTCTTCAATTTCATCTACCAAATCTTTATCTTTAAGTAAATCTCTTAACTTATTAACTACTTTAGGAGGTAAAATAACTTCATTACTTGCTTTAAAACTAGCAGCTAATTTATTGCCTTCATCAAACATGATCCGATCAACAAATCCTTTTTCTTTGGCCTCTTGAGCATTCAACCATTTTTCGCTGTTCATTAAATCAAGCAATTCTTCTTCAGATAAATTGGTTTTGAGCCGATAAGCATTAGCAATAGATTTGTTATAATTTTTTAAGACTTCTGCCTGGTGCTCCATCTCTCTATAATCTCCCTGGGCTCCACTTGATACATTATGTATCATTATTTGAGCTGTAGGAGATATTTCTACACTACTGCCAGCCATTGCTACAACACTAGCTGCGCTAGCTGCAACGCCAACAATTTTTACATCTACATTATTTGAGTGGTCCTTTAAAATTGTGTAGATTTCAGAGCCTGAGAAAACATCACCTCCAGGACTATTGATAACCACTTCTAAATCTTCGTTTTCTACTTCATTTAATAGCTGATCTACATCTCTGGGAGTTGTAACTTCATATCCAAATAATTCATAAATCCATTTCTCATCATTTGCTACAATTATTCCTTTAATCGGTATCTTCATCTTCTACAAATTCACCTCCCTCGACTTCTGCTGTATCCAGCCTTCTAATTGGTTTGTCTCCGCCATCAATAGGCCCGAGATTCATAATTTCGCGCCACTCATTAGGAGTTAAAGCACCTCTATCAACCATATTTAGTAAATTAAGCTTTGTTTTCATGGAAGCATACTGTAAACTGCTTGCCTCAAAGATAATCTTGTTTCCAAAACCTCTTTCTTTGCGAGTGAACAACTTTCTCGTAAATTCTTCACTCATTTGTTTAGCAAGTGGTTCGATTTCAGCCTCATAATAAGCTATCCACTCATCTTCGTTATATTTTGACTGAATAATTTTTTCATTTGTGCCAAAAAAGTTATATACCCTAATTTTTGTTCTATCCATTTGTGCAGCATTCGGAACATAATCATTAGGCTCTACTTGTTCAGCATCGAAAGAAGGATCTGTAGCAGCTGCCCCTATTTCGTTTTCAATTGACAAATAGTTGTCAACAAACTTTTCCAATTCAACCTGTTTGTCTTCTGGCCTAATTTTAGATTTAAATTTCAGCAGCCAGCGAATAATAGCTCCATTTTTGATCGCCTTCACAATACCTTGATCAGTTGTGTTAGCAACTTCCATCAATTGCTCAATCGCGTGTTTAGGTGGTGCTCCAAAAATATCATTCTCATTAAAGTCCTGCCTTAAATGAATAACATCTTTGTATGGAACGGTTAAAAATTTAGCATTTTTGAGAGTGAATCTGAGCATCATCTCATCATCTTCATAAATAACCTCTACACCAGTCGCTGGAACTGGATATAACTCCACCGGATAGCCAAAATCGTCTCTAACAATCAATATAAAAGCATTATTATTAAGCTGTAATTGGTTAGTTACCTTCTCCTGCATTAACTGACCTGTCATATAAGGGTTTGGTTCTTCTAAAAGAAATCTCATGTAAACATCAGGGTTTTCTTTTAGGCTATCTTTAGTTTTTCTTATATGTTTAGCATTTAACTTTCCAACCGCTTTTGCTTTTGGCCTTACACAAGAACGAATAATATCTGACTCAAACAATTCTCCATTCCAAGCATAAAAACCGTTGCCTCTTTGAGTTATTAGTTTCATTCCAGTTTTAGTTGGGCTTTTGTTGCTGAAAATATTTTTTATCTTGCTGAATAATCCCAAATAATCACCCCCTAAATCATATTTTCATAATCTTGCATTTTATCTTGAAGTATCACATAAGCATTAAGCATAGCAGCTGTACCATCTATCCTTTTCCTTTGATTCCGTTGCTTTGCTGGTTGTATATTAAGATTTTTATCTATATCTACTGAAGTATTGCTTAAACACCACTTAGTTGTTGGGTGATTGTTATAATTAATTTTTTTAGCTTTTAAATCAGCTCCTAGTTGCTTCATTGGACCTGATAAAGTCTTTTTACCCTGAATGACTGGAATCATTGCTTCTTTCCCAAAGTGGCCTTGCATTTCTTCAACCCAATAATTAGCACTCCAAGAGTCATACCCTATCCAAGGGATATAAATATCTAATTCATTCTGCACCTCTAAATACCATTGAGTAACGAACTTAGGATGCACCTTATTACCTGGAGTAGTTCTCATATAACCTTGTTCTTTCCATAAATCATAAGGTATCTTATCTTCTCTTGCTCTTTGTTCTAATAAATCTTCTGGTAACCAAAACATTGATATGTTATAAATAGTTGGGTCATCTGGGACCATAAAAAGAACACTACTTGCAGTTAAGTCAGTAGTGCTGGATAAGTCAGTTCCTCCAATACCATAACGAGGTTTTAGTTTTTTAATATCAAAAGTAGCTGTATTATTTAATTCTTCAAAGTTTAACCACGCTTCAGAAGAAGTTTCTCTAATATTGAAATCTTTAGTTAGCAAGTTTTTTATCAACAAAGAATTATTTTGAGCTTTATGAACTTTAGTTTCTAAGTTGTCTGTTTTCTTAATAGTTCCCAGGCCTGGATTAGCCTTTTCCCAGTTCTTTCTGTCGGTCCATTCTGACCTTTTATCTAATTCATAGATGATCGGCAGGAATCTTTCATCTTTGTAGCCTTCTGGATCATCAAAACCATTAATAATCATTTCTGCTTCATCATATTTTAAATCATAAACTTGCTCTCTAACAGTACCAGCAGTTGTGATCATGAATATTAAAGGTTGCTCTCTTGTTGAAGTACCGTCTTTAATAACATCATAAAGATTTTTGTCTTTCCAAGCATGTATTTCATCAAGACTAGCTCCATGAACATTTAAACCATCTAATCTGTCGCTGTCAGAGCCGAGAGGCACAAAAGTAGAGTCATTATGCCGGCCTTTTAGTTCTTTAACAAGCGGCTTAATGCTTTTAAGTAAAAAAGGCGACTTCTTGACCATTCTTTTAGCTTCTGACCAAACTATCTTTGCCTGTTTCTCTTTTGTAGCAACAGCATATATTTCGGCCCCTGGTTCATTGTCAGCTACTTGAAGGTATAAAGAAATCGCCGACGAAAGAGTTGATTTCCCATTCTTCCGAGCGACAACTAATAATACTTCTCTATATTTTCTTGTCCTATCAATTTTGTGAACAAAACCAAAAGTAGCTGCTATAAAAGCCTTCTGCCACAATTCTAATTTAAGGGGCTTACCGCCCCATTTACCTTTTGACTGTTTACAAAAATTTTCTATAAACTCAATTGCATGATTAGCGTGGCCAAAACTATATTCCCATTGACTTTGTTGATCATCAATGTCATTAACTAATTTTTTATAAACTTTTTCAACTTTTTTAGATGTTATGATTTCGCCAAACTTGATTTTATTATAATATTGAATGATCGGGTTATAACTTAATGGGTATCGTATATAATCACTATTATTTTTCTTAGTTTTAGACTTTTTATTTTTTCCTTTTGAATGTTGCCAACATCTCCACTCTTCGGGTGGATTATCTTTAAATTCTTTTTCTCTGCTGCATCTACTGCCATTATTTTTCTTGCCAGAACACCTAACAATCATTTTTTAATCAGGCCTCGAATTGGCAAACTGTTCTAATATATCAAGTTTTTCATCTTTGATGTCTTCCTCCTGAGGAAGCATCTTAATTAAGTCTTTTGTGATGTCTTTATATTTTTGCAGCAGTTTAATATAACTTTTAGAAGCTGGGTCCTCTCTCCGAATCTCATAATCTCCCTGGGGCATAATATCAACAAAACCATGTTCCAATAAGTCAACTTTTATTTCTTCTAAAGAAATTCTGATAAAAGCTAGTTCATCAAGAAGGCCATCAGCTATTGCTTTTTTATCTTCTTCTAATTCTTTGTAGATTCCTTTTAGATTTTCTTTTTCTTTTTTAATCCTTTTCTCTTTGCTTAACTTTTTGTTACTCAAGCTAAAAACCTCCTTTCTAAAATAATTTTTAGGGTGGGGATAGGCCGATTTTGGGTGGATGTATTATTTGTGCA